GGCTTTACCATTAGTCGCAACGCCAATATCGTAACTTCTACGCCAGCTTGCATAGTCCGGTTGGTATTGCAGTTGGTATTCATCTGCCTTCCCGGCACTGGTCAAATAAGCCGTCATTAGCGTCGGGTCTATGCTCGACATTCCAGTTAGCCCGGTTGTTGTTGCAATAGAATAACGATCAATCCCCACAGAAGTTTCAAACGAAAACCCCGTGGCCATCAGCAGCCAATCTTTGTGCATACGCTGGATATCAGTCCAACTTGCTGCGACCCAATCGACGATCTTCTTTTCAATACCACTACGGCCAAGGACACTTACTGGCCCTTGACCTTGGATACCTGCTTCTTGCCGGGTGTTTTTGCATAACTGTAGGAATGTCGTTGTTTGCGCCATAGTTTAACTCGCTTGTTTAAGGACTGAGAACGGATAGCGGTTCTTCTTGACAACCTTCATCGTCTTGGAATCAGGGTAGGAATCCTGTACGGCATGTTGTAAACCTTCAAGAACGATGGGTGGAACTGCCACTTCTTCGCCACGTTTTATCTGATAAGACTTGCCATTTGGGGAAACGATAACGTCAGAGTTGTCCCTGTCATCAGGAGAGATGACAATCACAGGCCAACGGTCTTTATTTGAAATATGATTGATGTCGCTTGGATGACTCCCAGGAACCATTCTTCCCCGTGGAGCTGGTGGTGCAACTACTTTTGGTTGATCAGCATCGCCAAGGGCAAGCTTGATTTGTTCGCGAACATCCTCAACCTTCATTTGCGCGTTAAGAAATGTAACCCCGATAATGTCTTTACCGTATGCGAGTAGTTCGGCCTTAGTTGCTGTCTCAATGTTGTTCATTTTAAACTCCTAGAGTTCCTCTAAAGGGGCGCTCATAGGCGCTCTAGGGATTCAGCGGTTTTACTTATGCAGATGTAACAGTACCCACGTCTTTACATGCCACTTCAAGACGGCACATCCATGCTTCGTTTAAAATAACGCCAGCAAAATAGGTCTTCCAAGAAACGTAACCTTTTTGGCCTAATGGATCTGACTTAGAAGGTGTCCCAGGGTTCAAGACCATCGGCTTAATAGCGTTAGCGCCTTTTAGAGTAACGAGTCCGTAAGCATCTTTAGAAATGTAGATGATAGGATAAACGTCAACATGAACTGCTGAGTCAGTAGTCCCGACCATTGTTGAAGCTGCGCCTCCTTCGTCTGCCCAAGCATCAAACAGCGGGGAGCAGATGTATCGAACGTCTTCAACCTTACCAACTTCGTAAGGCAGGGATTTCATTTGACCGTACTTCTCGGTTGGCACAAATCCATCCATATCGCGGATATCTGATTCGCAATCGGTGTGACCAAAAGCAATAAATGCGGCATCAATAGGCTCAGTCGAAACTTTGACGGAAGCACCAACAATACTCGTAACCTTCTTGGCACGTTGTGCTTTAAGGAAACGTGTCACTGCACGTTGGTCACTGATAGAAATAGCGGTGACAACATTGGCCCGTGCTGCGACTGAGTTTGCATACATAAAAGATGTACCTGCTTTTAGCACACCGTGAAGAATAAGCTCAAGGGTCTCTTGGGCCTGCTCACCAGAGAGCATCATGGCATCGCTTAAAACTGGATCTTCTGCCAAGTCAGCAATCTTATCTGAGATTTCAGTAGCGGCACCATACTGAGCAAGGGTTGCCTCAGCAGGGCGATAGCTCATTGCTTGAAACCCTGGGGTTACACCCTCAGTCAATGCTACTGTTGCTGGTGCAAATGGTACTGGAGCGCGAAACTTCACACCCTCTGCGGTGTTTTTAGGAATAGGCTTGGCCTGTCCATACTTAGAAAGAACTGCAATTGGTTCTGCGTGGGCTAGTGCTTCTGTTGCGGCCCATGCTGCTGTCCGTTGACTAATATCACCATATTCTGTTGCTAGATTAGCTCCCATGATCTTTACCTCTCACGTTGCTTGGCGTAGCGTTCAAATGCGCCAAAAAAGTCTGATTCGTCTGCGGGTGTTGGAGTCCTACGCTGTGTCGGGGTCTCTTCTGCCGCTGCTAGTTTCTTCTGTCTCTGCGCGGTGATCTTTTCAGCTTGGGTCTGGCCAGTACTTTTAACCGGGATAGTTGACTTGTAGGCCTCCAGTAAATAAGCGGCATCTGCGGCTTCCTCTGAATTAACAAGACTTTGGATCTTTTCCGGCTGGTGACTCACCCATCCTTTGAACTCGCTTGATACTGCGACCTCACTCCAATCTGGATGTTTGTCTGTCAGCTTACTTATCTCACTTCTGCGATCTTCTGCTGCCGCCCGTGTCTCGAATGTCCCCATTTTCGCGGAAATCTCGTCAACCTTCTTCAGCCGTGCTTCAATCTGCGACTGTACAAAAGTCTCCAATCCTTCGGCCAACTCTGGGTAATCCTCTTTGACTTCGGCCCACTTCTCAGGGTTCTTTATTGCGGCATGAATCTCCTGCTCAGTCGGGGCAGGTTCCTTTGTCTGGACAGACTCTAGATCGTTGATCTTTCGCTGCAATGCACTAACTCGACCATTGTCACTGTTGATCCGGTGTTGCAGGTCTTCGTTCTGTTTACGCAAGTCATCGAACTTAGACTGCTGTTCGTCCGGTAAATCAGCAACTTGGTCAGTCGGTTCTGATTCGTTTTCTTCATCACTCTCGAAAGGCTCTTCAGCGTCCCCGTTGACAAAGTTATCAAACTCCTCTTCAAATCCAGCGCTCTCTTCAACTTGTGCTTCTTCGGTCATGTCCTGACTCTCACTTTCTTATAGCGGCTACATTAGCGGCTAAGTTTCGGTGTTCAAGACACTCTGGTTTTGTTTCGGGTTCTCGCCCTATTGGATGGGGGAGATATTTGGTAAACTTAGTAGGTCTTGGAGTTGCTTTATTCTTCCGCGAATCTCTGCGCTCTCAGTCGATATCAAGACTTCAATCAATTCTTCCATCTCCACCTTTGCCCACTTCTCGACATGGCACCAATCTGTAGAGAGAGTATTGATCATCTGCGTATCTCACCCTTGTTGATTTCTTTACATCGTGGGCACTTAATCTCATACTTACCAGTGACTTTCCCCAGCAGCTTGCCACAATCGAAACAGCGAACCTCTTTGACGGTCATTTAAATACCTCTCCCCGTCTTCATCTTGACGGCTAGCTCATCTTGGAAGTTCATAGCTTTAACTCCCTCGACTTGCCGTTGGGTGTTGAGCTTCTCCTGTTCGAGTCCTAAAGACTGATAGAGCGTGCCCATCGTGATTTCTTTCTCAAGTGCCAGCTTGGCAAACCCAAGTTCTCTATCCGCTGAGATCTTCGCCACAGCAATTTCTCGTTCTTGGGCTAGACGCATCTGCGCTATCTGCCCTTCTAACTGGCCTGTAAGCTTCTTCATCTCAAGTTCTTGCTGTTGTAATTGCAATTTAGCCTGTTCAATCGGGTCAATCTTTGGCCCCTGGTTGGCTTGCATCTCTTTGATTTCGTCTTCAGACTTTAGAATCTCATCAGGGTCAAGCTTCTTCGACTTGATAATCTTCAGCAACATTTCACGAGGTCTCATCATCGGGCCATACTGAGGATCATTGACAAGCTGGGCGGTCTCTAAAAGCCCCTGCTCCTGTGCTGCGTTCTCCAACATTGCGTCAGAACCACGAGCATCTATCTCATAGTCACCTTTGATTTCCTCTTTATCGTTGTACTGCATGTTCCAATCGTAAAACCTGCTGATCAGTGGCTTATAGATGTTATCGTCCAACATTTTCACAGTTTTACGTAAAACAACGTCAGCAGAGGCCATTAGAATCGACATTCCCCGTGCTGTCTGAGTAATGCCATCAGTCTGTTCGCCCTGTGCTATCAGTGGCAGATTAGTCTCTTCGTCAGCTAATTGTCTTGCCATCTGAAAGATTGCAGAGAGTTCAGCTTGATGACTTGATATCTCATGGACTGCCATCGCATCGTGGACTCTGCCAACATTTTTATCTGAGTACCACCAGATCTTACGGGGAGATAAATCCCACTTCCCATCTGCCGGGGTGATCTTGTTTCTATCAAGAACAACCTGCCCACCAACACATAGACCAGCATTATCCATCAACATGCGCCAAGCAGCATTGATAACCTTTTGGCTATTACGCATTAAGTAAGGGACACCGTAACCAAAGATGCTGGCCTGATCGTTCTCCCAGTTAAAGACGGAGTAGATGTTATCTCCGGTATCCATTGGGCTGATTAAGGCTCTGATAACCCGTGATCCACAGAACTCAACAACACCACCGTACTCTTCTAAGGTGTTATCCTCGTCAATATCAGCACCAGCAGCAATCAAGTCATCCTTACTGATCGGCCCGTGATATTCCCAAAGTTCATACCTTGTGTTGTCTTGAACAGTATCCACACCAGAGATCTCTCGCATCTCATCAGTGTGAGTATCCGATATGGCAATTTCAGTCGGCTCCTCAATGAGCAGCTCTTTTATCTGGTCTACTAAATATCCCGGCCGTTTTGCTAGCTCCCGCAGCATCTTCTTCGTTAAGAATTTACGCTCGAAGACATACTCTGCTTCATCAATCGTACAAGCCGACATATCAGGGAAGAAATTCCACGGGCTAACAACTTCAACCCACGGTCTAAAGTCCTGCTGATAGTTAATGTTGTAGACTCCGCTAGCCTCGCCATCCTCTTCTTCTACCTCGTCCCATGACCGTCTTGCTCTGCCGACAACAATCGGCCCTTTGATAACTCCCGTACCTAAACGGACAGCATCATGAATCATGTTCCGCATCTTCGGATTAAGCCGGGCTTCTGTTAGTTGGTCATCTATCTCTGTTTCCATCGACTCAGCACGTTTTCGCGCTCTCATCATCTGGCTTTCTGCTAACTTCTTCTCTGGAACAACCTGCCCACCCTGCAATTGAATTGGTCTCTCAGATGACATAACATCTTTAAGTTCAGGCCTCGGTGTTGGCTTCATTCCCCAGTGTCTTGTATCTGTCGGTGCTGCTAAGTCTGCTAACCGAGCCTCTGCTGCGTTGGCTTTATTTCTGGTAATGTTGACAACCAGCTTTGACTTACCTGCTGATGTTAACCGAGCCTCTTCACCCGCTGAGAGTTTGGCGTGGACTTGGCGTAGATCTTCCAACCATCGCTGTTCAATAAGTTGACGATTAGCAACCTGTTCTTCAGCAAGAGAGAGTAAGCGACCACCCAGATCTTGGAGTTGTTGGTCAAGCTTCTGCTGCTCCTCTTCCTCGTCAATCTCTTCAACTTCTGTATTCTCAGTATCCAACTGTTGCATCGCCTATGGCCCCGCTGGTTATGGTTGGTTCAGATTTGTGCATTGGTGCAATAGCTGCTCTGTCTAATCCAGACTTAATGAGATAACGTAGTGAGTCTTGCAAATGGTCGTTATCTTTGACTATTTTGCCTTTTTTATCCCTGCGATAGATCCGATATTCACTCAAGAAGTTAGTCAAGGTACTAAAGACCTTCAGCCTCCCCGTTGATAACCGCTGCCAAACCTCGTAGATCCCAGCCTCGACTGCGTTATTTGCAGGGAGTAAGTCCAAGCCTAACTCCTCGTACATTGATAAAAGCTGCTTACCATCCCCCTGTGAGCGTCCCTTACTCGCAGGATCTATGACCCCAGGTATCCACTTACCCCTGGCTTTAATCGCTTCAGCATGGATAGATGGTTCCGCTTGACCCCTGTAGTGTTCTGAATACAAATATACGACATCTGCATCCCTGTCCCATGCCCCCCAAATAGCCGCTGTACGGTTCCAACCTACGTCTAAGCCGTATGCTTTTGGCCAGTACGCGGGGATCTTAAATGGTGCAACGACAATTTCATTCTCAGCAACCGGATAGATAGCTCCAGACCCAAGACTTGGTATCCCTTTAGATCGAGCATCCCGCTGATGAGGAGGTAACGCATCGAGCATTTCTTTCTTATCTTGCTCTGATAAGTGCGGTGCGTCGTCCCATTCAGCCATGACCAGGGCTTTACCGCTGCCAGAATCAATGGCTTTACTCATGTCACCACCGGGCAGAAACTGCGTTACTAATGGAGTCAGTCCTTCCAAAGGGGTGAATGTCAGCATAACTAACCCGTTGGTGGTCATTGTTCGGATCAGTGCTTCTTCATACACATCCTGCGGAACTTCCTCATCCAGCCAAACAACGTCAAGTTCAGTACCCTGGAAGGTCTTTCTGCCCTGGTCGTAAGATCGAAGCTTTAAAGTAGAGTTGCCACCGGAAACATGTTCGATGTTGATCTCTGAGACCAACCCGGTCTTGCCTGACCATCTCGTGAACTCTTTAATTGTCCTGTGTGGCACTAAACCAGTTCCCCATTCATCTGAGTCTGGGATGCCACCAAAAAGCTTTTGCTGTAAGATATCCTTGGTTGTGTCGAGCGTGTCACCAGCGGCCAATCCTCTAATCGGACTGTCAAACCTCCGGCCCTTCCACCAAGCAGGATATCTCCCGGTTAAGTGGCAAA